CCATGCCTTGCCGAAAGGGGACTCCGGGTGGAAACGCATTCTTTGGTTTGTGTGATCGATCGGGGGCTGCTTTGACCCGTGGTTACTAAACCTGATTTCGGTTTTTCCCCCTTACGCTCCGCGCGGATCATGCTATCGCTTGATTGGTAAGGGGATGGTTGGAGAGCACACTGGGCTACGGGGGGTACGGGAAATGTTTTGGTTTTAGTCGGTGAGATTTTTTGGTCGACGTGCATATACACGTGCACTTCCGCAATTAGTCATATGAAATTTTGGGTTAGTACTCGTCATCGGATGAGTCTGCATAGGTGCGAGTGTAGCACTGGGCATAGTAAGTGGCGTTGAGATCCGCCATGTGCTCCTCGTACGCCTGATGCCGGCGGTCGTCGACGAAGGCGCGCCACGCATCCTGGATGATCATAGCAGCCTGCTCGGGAGACATTGGTAGAGGTTGGTTGTCGTGAGCGAGGTGACGATCTGGTGTTGCGGGTTTGGCCCGTGCGGACACTTCCTAGTTTTCATCCTCGCCTAGGCTTGGATGAGAATCTTCATGCGGTTGATCAATGCACGCATTTCAGTGTTCTCGTCCTTCAAACGGTTGCACTCAGCACCCTTGGCCTCGAGCTTCTCCTCCAGCCTTTGGGTGTGCTTGTTCACGATTTTGGTGAGGTCGTTCGACATGGCCATTTCACTATTCTCGATCTTCAAACGATTGCACTCGGCACCCTTAGCCTCGAGCTTCTCCTCCAGCTTTTGGATGCGCTTGTTCAGGATTTTGGTATGTCCATTCAAGTATGCGAGCGACGGCTGCTTGTCATCGCTCGTCTTCGGGGCACAGAGTGGAAACGAACCCTCGTAGATCTTCACGCGCTTCTGCTTGTTCCCGACGGGCACCATCTCGTAGATCAACGCCGCCTTACCCGAGTGTGAGGATCCAGCGTATACCGAGATGTTTTGGACTGCGAGATCCTTGGTGGCGAACACACCAACCACACACTCATCCATGCTCGCCAACACGTCATTCAGGCTCTGCCCACGCCACTGCATCTTCTGAGGCATCGAAACGAGGACAAACATCGTGCGTGAGTGTAGAGGTTGGCCGGAGTGTAAGTGAGGTGACGACCGTGTGTTTCAGGTTGGATCGGTGCAGACAAAACCTACTTTTGAGACGGGGACGTGTGAAATGAAGAAAGGGTGGCTATGATTACACGCTGCTGCGCTGCTGCTCAGTGCTTCCGGATAAACTTCTTCACCTCGAGGCCCTTGAGCGTCTTCTCGAGCGCAGTCGGCTTCTTCTTGACCACCTTGACGGGCTCGTCCTCCTCCACCTCGGGTACCGGCTCGAGCACGATCGGCTTGAAGGTGGGCTTGGGCGCCAGAGCGTTGGGGTTCATGCCGAGGCGGTCGCGGTCGAGGTCGTACAGCTTCTTGCCCTCGGGTGTCACACACCGGATCGTGATGCGCCCGTCGTCAATCATGGCGCGCAGCTCAGCCACTGTCGGGCCGAGGTGGGAACGCACGAGCGGCCCGGGTTCACACGAAGTTGTCGGCGTCGGGGGAGGACGCGCGACAACTGCGCGGCGGTGAAAGACGGGGCGCGTGATGAGGGGAATCTCCATTGTGAGTGTGTGAGTGACGATCCCGTGGTTTGGGCTCGACCCGTGTAGACAAAACCTACTTTAGCTTCACGAATGCCATCAAAAACGCCGCGACTGCAATCCAACACCAATACGAACCGGCGGTTCCATACTTATCATTGAAGTATGCACTGATAAAATAAGTGACTAGTCCAAATAGGGCTGCTCCGCGGTGTCCCGTGATCCACAGTGGGACGAGTAGCATTACGAGCCATGCGACAGTCCATGGTGATGTAAACGACGGAATCCAATTCCACTTCAGATGACCGTTACTACCAATCGTAGTAGTTAGATCAACCTTTGTTGTCAATAAATACAAAGCAGTCCCGGTGAGCGTAATCAACCATGCTTTATTTCGCATATCGACCGGCAATAACATAGCAGTTACTAATGGCTGCAACACTAAGAAACCTACGCCTACACCAGACCATAACTGATTTGCGCTAGGGATTGCCAGATTTTTCCATAGAAAATATTCCACGAGCTGCATTTGCACGAACACAACCATATAAAGCAGTATGACTGGGTTCAGCGTCCCATTATACTTATGAATAGCCGCCAGGGTCATCGCAAACGCATAGGTTTTGAGTGACCCCTCTGCGCTCCAACACATATTACCTCGTGAGATTATTCTTCAACGGAGCATGTAGAGTGCTATGCACACGACGACGACGCATATCAGAATCACTTTGATCTTGTGATTGATCCTATCGCCCACGTCAGAGTTGACGATCGCGGTCGTGTTCGGCGGCCAATCGTACGCCTTTGCGTAAAAGACCGGTGCGTCGATGCCGTCAATCTTCCACGTGTCTTTGCCGGCCAGCGGTTTGTAATTCGTACTGGCAGACCAGTTTCCCTCGGCGTCGATGGTGATCACGGCGCCTTCACATGCGTCAATCTCGGCGATCGCCTGGTCGGCGATAAACTTGCCAATCGGACCGAACGGCTCCGCCCATGCGTTGGCACGCTCGCGCGCCTCGAGCATCGCCTCTTGCTTTTGTTCTGTGGTTGCATTGACGTGCGGCCCGTTCAAGGGGTCTGATGGGCCTTCGCAGAATATCATTACTGAGACTTGGAGTGTTTTCTTAAAGCGGCTGTGCGTCGTAGACCCAAATGGCCGAGATGAATGACCGGATCCTCGATCTGATCAAGGAACGCATGGCAAAGGGTCGCGCGCAGTATGGCCACGGTCTCAAGGAAGACTCTGGCTATGACTGGGTGAAGGAGGCTCTCGAGGAGGCGCTCGATCTGTCGATTTATGTCGCGGCGCGTCTGATCGAAGTAGCGTCGTCAGTTGACCACAAAGATCGTACCGACAAAGAGTGAATTGTACGTCGACGCATAATAGAGCGTACTCGGTGCACTTGCTGGGACCCGCCACACGATCGTACCCACGTCCGTCGCAGGGTAGCTCACACCGTCCGTGTACACGTCGCCGGCACTGTACGCCCCACTGACGGTCTGAATGTTGAACGGCTGCCCGAGTGCATCCATATAAAACACGATCGTCGTACCACGTGACACGAATAACGTGGGATTGAGACCTCCGTTGACCAGGTACGCCTGGTTCTGATAGTTCTGGAAAAGATATCGAGTGATTGTCGGCGATACGACGAGCGGAAACTGAACGGTCGAACGAAGTCCGTAGGGAGACTGTACCGTAACGTCGATGTTCTGAAGAGCCGTATCGGTATTCTGTGCGAATGCGAGCGTGATGCCGGTTTCACCCGTGGTCACGACCGATACGCCGCCCGGCAGAGTGCTCGTCGTATACGCCAACGTGACGAGATTGTAATACGGTGACGTCTGTGCGATGAAAAATGTGTTGGCGCTCGCGGTATCGATGATGACCGGTACGGGCACGGGGGGTGCGAGTGTCGGTTTGTACTGCTGGATCGTCGCGAGTACGTAATCAGGTGCCGGCCATGCAATGTACTTTATCGGGCCGGACAGGCACAGTTCACCGTTAAGCGGCACAGTCTTGCGCACCTGCTGGATCATCAAACGGTGCGTGTTCATCTCGAACCACGATCGCTCTTCGTACGGGAGGTGAATGGCTTCGCACCACACCTTGTAGTTGTAGGCGGGCGAAAGCCCTTCGATCAACAGGTCGAGCTGAGTGTACCGGATGGACACGAGCGGAAAATACGTCCCCTCGAACGGCAGCCAGAGCGGTTGAAACCCAACAGGTGCGCGACGCTGCGACTCATTCTTGACTTCGAGCGTCGGGCGAATCGTGTTCATGTAGACGAGATCGCGCTTGTCGATGATCTGTTCGCCGAGTCGCGTCGACATTGACGTGAATGTGATTGGCGTCGGGACGAGGGCGTCGGTCGCGAGGTCGTGTGCCGTGATGTACACGTAGCCGAGCAAATCACCCTTTGAGACGTCGAAGCGAACCAGTCCACCTGGATCGACCCGAACACGTTCGAGCGACATGGCAAATGATACATGTCGCTTGTACGATGAACGAAAAAAGGACATCTGTGGCTCGAGCGTGAGCCAGACGTCCTGTGGACCCTCGACCAACAGCTGTGCGCCGGCGATCGATTCGGTCATATCTATTACAGTCCGAGGTTTTAGTCCCAATAAAGCAGCGATGCCGTTCCATCCTTGATCTCGAGGACGTTGTACCCGACGGCGTACAGGTAGTTGCCAGTCACCATGGATGTGAAGGGCACCGTTTCTGGGGTTACAATCTGAAACTTGTCGATCCGGGAAAAGTTGAGCGTTCCGGTCGGCTGGTATGACGTCGTGTCCAGACAGAATGGGATCACGGCGACGTTCGTGTTGCTGAAATAGCCGTTCGGGGCATGGTAATACGTGTTCACGTCGGTCCACTGCTCGAGGTGACGAGACTCACCGACGTCGGTCCCGTTCACTTGGTACTTGAACTGGTAGTCAGCAACGGCTGGCATTCTATTGTCTGGCGAGAGTTTATTTATCAGGCACG